ACTGCATAACCTTAGAAGTGTTAACCGCTTGGGTATGTGTCGCGCCTTGCTTGCCTAGTTGTTAAAGAACGTTGTTTCTGTTTGATGTAGTAACTATATACCTTGCAATGAAAAAGCGAAAGACTAAAAAAGCATATTAAAACTCTTTTTATAACCTATGAATAAACAGTGAATACTGCCTTATTAGGTTAATAGTCCGCGCGTAGCAGGAAGCGTGCCAACTGTATGGATATACAACTGTAAGCCCTTGATATCCCTAACGATTCCCGTAGTAAGCATATTGAGCCTATAGCCTAGCCGTAATACCTACGGATTCCCACGGCTTACCACGGGGCTCTCAGGGGCTTTAAATGGCATACTGTAAAGTGATGTAACAGCCTTAATATATAGCCTATTGATACCTACATAATCAATAGATAATGCCTATTGATACTTGACTGACCTATACCTTATAGCGTACGCATTCCCATACGGGATACTGACCTGTAAAGCCTAGTAATACCAACGGGATAGCATACGGTAAGCCTACATGGTCACACGGGCTCCACGGGGATACATACCCTACACTATACGCTAATAAGTGCCATCACTGGACTGATTTACAGAACGTCACACTATAACACCACAATATGAGCCTTGATTCACATATCTAGCAGTTGAATCCCTCAGGAATCCCATAGAATCCCTAGTGAATACAGCGTGAATAACTATGCAAAAGTCAAAAACAGACAGTGTCGGATATTGACGGGATTGTTTGGGTCTCATAGGCTTCGAAGGGACACCCCACCCACCCGTTACGGTGACAGGAAAGCCCACAGATATTTTGTAATTTTCTACTATTCACATAAACCCTTGAAATCCCTAGGAAACCCCACAGGACCCCACATACACCCTTATGATACACTGTTACGGGAATTCGGACGAGGTCATACAGGATTCACACAGGGTCATACAAGGTCATACAGGGTCTATATAGGCTTCTATAGTTCATTCTACCATTGATTTATTAATAAAATGGACGATAGAGGTCATATAAAGCAGTTAAAAGAGTGATAAAACAGCTCCAAGGTGTCAATATCAGACAGGTGTCGGATTCTGACATTTAGTGATAAAACAGCTTCTAAGGCTCTTTTAGGGTGATTTATGCCTTTATATAGGTGATTTTAGTGATACATATGACTGCTTTAAGGGTCCGTATGGGGTGTTTATAAGAACATATAACTACTTCTTAGGCTCTATATAGGGATAAATAGTTACACCCTTATGAAGAGAGAGTGAGTTTCACCACCATGACAAAAGAAAAGAGCGTTAAAGCTTTTTATTAGGTTAAAAGGTAGGATGGAAGATAGAATCTCTTTACAGTTAAAAGATAGGTTGGATAATGGAAACCTAATAGATGTATAAAGATGAAATCGTGATTATTCTTTTCGCGGTTGCAATAATTCTCGCCTTCGGGCTAATCAAGTAAGGAACGACTATAATGGACGTTAATGAAAAACATCTGCTGTTCATTGAATTATTCCTTGAAACGCAAAACGTAAAAGATGCCGCTGAACAAGCTGGCTTCGACCGCACATACGGTTACAAACTATTTAAAAAGCTTCGGACGGAAATCGAAGAACGACTCGCTGATGAAATGGTGATGATGCAAGCGCAAGCTTTAGCAGTCACAAAAGAATCAATGAAGGGTGAAGGAATCATCCCTGCTGTACAAGCTATTAAACAGCGTGCTGCTGAAACAACTATGGACCGTGGTTCAATCACGAAGAAACAGAACCTTGAAGTTGGTGTGCAAGAACTTGCTGCCGTCATGGTGTTACCAGCCAAAGAGCCCGTGGTTCCCAATAGAGAACCTGACGCTGTAGACGAAGAATAATTAGAGGTTCGCCAAGAACCCACGGGAACCTGTGTGTTCCATAAGTAAATCTTGGCTTTAATCAAAATCAGACAGTGTCGGTTATTGACACTAGGAGAAAGATATGTGGAGTGCTTTTGTATTCTTTGTATTGCTTTACCTTATCATCTATGTAGATAGATAATACACCCTTATGAAAGGAGAGTGTGATGTGTTCAAAGCCCCAATCTAAGTTGGAACGCTGTACAGAAAACGTAAATGTAATCCTTGACATCTTCGGTGGTGCTGATGGAGGCGTAGGCTTCTATAAATTAAAAGTACGACTAGAACAAATGGCTCAAGAAGTTGATGATGGCAAGCCCCGTGCTGAGCCTATCCTAGAACACCTAGAGAAAACTCGACAACTCTTTGAGAATCTTAGTAAAGGGTAAATTACACCCTTATGAAGAGAGAACACCAAATTCCGGTTTATTAGCTCAGTGCGTAGAGCGTTCGCCTGTTAAGCGAAGGGTCGTAGGTTCGAATCCTACATAAACCGCCAAACATTAGGGAATTAGCCTAGTCCGGTCTAAGGCAACGGGATTTGACCCCGTGAGCACAGGTTCAAATCCTGTATTCCCCGCCAAACAATGCCTCAGAGTCCAGCCTCACATGCAGATTAGTAGCTCTAATGTGCGAGGTAGACGGTCTTTTAAATGGATAACGTACAGGAAAGAAAGGGGTTTCATCACGTGAATGTCTCACCCGAGTAATAAATGTCCAAGCGGTTCGACTCCGCTCTGAGGACTCATTAGTTCCATAGGATAGCCCAGTGATGGGATAGCGGATTCCAAACCCGCCAAGCAAGGTTTGACTCCTTGGTGTCCTGCCAGTTTCATGAAGTATCAAGCGTTGTTCCCTTAGGCTTTAGGGTGAACCATAGAAAGACAGCGTAAAAGCCGTTATTAGAGCCCAAAACGTAAGATAGGTAGAAGTTCTCTGTTATAGGGTTTAGCGAGATGAGTACAGCTACGAACTACCAATCTACAAATTACACCCTTATGAAGAGAAAGTACTTTGGTGTGAGTTTATCCTAAGTGGCAAGGACCCTCCCTGTGAAGGAGGCATATGTGGCTTCGACTGCCATAGCTCACCCCAAAGTATTTACCAAATTTAAGACTTAGCGCCGCCAACTATCCGTTGTGATACAACGTGCAGTTCGCTACCTTAGGCGTGAAATCTGAGAGTTAACGACTCAGTCATAGATTCGCTAAGTTATCTTTCCAAGAAATTGGGTGGAGACACATGCGTAGCCATCAACGTAATCTATGGTCCCTCAAGTTCGCGGAATCGCGCAGAGTTGGGACACCCATTCTGTTTCCTGACCATAACACAAATTGGTCCTGAGGCGTTTAGTTCTTCGGTAAAAGCCCAATAACGGCGAACACCCTCGAACGTTTAGAGCTAAAGTAATAGAGGGCGTAGCTGCCATAACTCTACAGAAAACTAGCTCACCTACATACGCGTTCGGACAGCCTCTCTTAGATGCAGAACTGCCGAGCCCACAATCCAAAGAGGTCCTTATGAACCGTCGTACATTCTTATTAGCCACCGTGTTGGCACTAGGTACAGCAGCATGTTCAACAACTGACCTTTTAAAGGCAGCAGGAGGCGCACTAGGCGTTTCTAGCTCAGAGCCTATGGTTGGTATCGACACCGAGATTGGTGACGATGTAGCTACACTAGGGGACTCACAATCACTATCATTTGATGATGTGGAAGGTGATGTCGCTATCGACACAACGAATAACAAAAACTCAGTCGATAAAGCTCAAAATGTAACATATAATGAGTTCACTCCGTTAACCATGGGTATCATGGGATTCCTTGGCATCTTAGCCATTGTCGGATGGGCTGCACCGCAAATCTCATTTCGTTCACCGTTTTGGAGAAAAGAAAAATGATTGCACGTACATTAACTCGACAAGAAGCCTTTGCACTAACAGAGCCCCGAGTGGCTTATGATTGGGAGCAATATGGTCTCACAGTTGTCCGAGATGGTTACACAGAAGACGGCACACGAATTCACTTTGTGTTTCAACCGGGATTCTGTGGTGGTATTCTAGCGAATGCTTATATCTTCTCAATTTAAAGAATAATAGCAGAGTGGAGAAGTGATATCTCATCAGGCTCATCACCTGAAGGTCGCTGGTTTGATTCCAGCCTCTGCATCCAATTCGTCAGAAACCGACAGTGTCGGATATTGACATAACACAGGAAAACCGATGAAGTACAATCCAGACGTAGACCTAGTAGCCGATAAGAGCAGCCTAGGCGTAGTAGCTGGTGATGTGCTGAAATTATGGATGAAAGTCCCGGACTTCCTAGAGAACTACAATAGAGTTCTAACCGAACACGTAAAGTTTGCCGCTAACCGCCTCCCACGTGGTTATGTAGTCTTTGATGAAAAGACCAAAATGGCAAAACCAGTACGACCGCAGTTAATCTCCCTGATTATTGCGTTGAGTAAGCATAAATTCGAAGGTCGTTTGACTCTTCAGCAAGCATGTGATTTGCTATCTGAAGACGGAGTCAGCTTCAAGAAAATGGGCTTATCTCGTATGTTCACCCGTTTAGCTGCCAAGCTAGGCGTAGATAAAGTTTACCCTAAAGGTAAAACCGTCCAAATTTCTGATTTAAAAGATGCTGAAGCACTCTTAAAGAGAGAACGCAAGGCACATGCCAAGAAAGCCGCTCAGGCTATCAAGGACAAGAAATCAGAACCTACCCATGTCTTTTCAGACAAGCCCACAGAAATCAAACCAGAAGATACACCAGAAGAGTTCAAAAAGCGTAAGGTGATTTACACACCAACCGCTAAGCAAATTCTATTCCATGCAGCCAGTGAGAAAATTGTTCTCTATGGTGGTGCAGCAGGTGGCGGCAAATCATTCGCTCTACTATTCGACGTTATTCGTTACGCTCATGTTCCCGGCTATAAGGGTCTCATCATTCGTAAGACGATTAACGATTTATCAGAATTAGTCGAGGTCTCCAATGAGTTCTACAAGAAACTCTTTCCCGGAGCAGAATATAACCAACAGAAGACAACGTGGACCTTCCCAAGTGGAGCCAAGGTGGTCTTTGGTTATCTAGATAAGCCGAAAGATAAATACAGATATCAAGGTAAACAGTATCAGTACATCGCATTCGATGAACTTGGTCAGTGGATTGATGCGGAAGGTTGGAACTATCTTAAGTCCCGATTACGTAATCCGCCAATTGACCCAAGAACTGGTGAACGTATCCCTACCTTGATGCGTGCAACGTCAAACCCCGGAGCCCGTTGGGTTAAGGAAATGTTTATTGACGCAGCACCAGCTAATACACTGTTTTATGACAAAGCGGGTATTACACACAAATTCATTCCAGCGTCATTACTTGACAACCCTTACTTAGATGAAGACTATCGACAAATGTTGATGTCATTACCTGAGATTGAGAAACGTCAACTATTGTATGGTGATTGGAACGCAACTGACCTTGCAGCTTTCCCTGAGTTCCGCCCAGAGATTCACGTGGTAGCCCCATTTGAAATCCCCGGATGGTGGAATCGTATGGCTGGCATGGATTACGGCTACCGTGACCCTGCTTGTGCTATTTGGATTGCAATCAACCCTGATACAGGTCAGAAGATTCTCTATCGAGAGTATGAACAACAAGGTCTAACAGGTCCTGAGTTCGCCGCAGCTATTCAGTTAAATGAAGTGCGTGAGCGAATCCCAGTAGAGCACGTTATTGACTGGACTATCTTTAATAAGACTGGTTACACTGGTCCTACTATTGGTGAACAAATCCAGCGTAGCGGTGTTCCTCTACGTCGAGCTGATAGAAACCGAACAGCAGGTAAAGTACAAATTCACGAACATCTAAGGTCTGACCCGAACTCTCAAGAGCCGGGAATGTTAATCTTTGATACGTGTACCAGAATCATTCAGCAGTTAAACTCTGCTCAGATTGATGAGAAGCATCCAGATGATATCGACCAACGTCGAGTCGGTGCTGGTAAACTTCGACACCACTGGGATTTATATGATTGCCTACGGTATGCCTTGATGGCACGTCCAACACGATATTCACGCCACGACGCATTCGCAGCAGCGAAACAAAACAGTCGATGGAACAAAATTCACAATTATTTCTCATAGGATAAATTATGGCGCATGATAGCACCCCAATGCCAACTTATGTACAAGGTCACGCGCCCTCTAACGGTTTAGTTGGTGCAGATTCCAACAAAATCAATGGTCTGCTTTCTGATGTTATCAGCAAGCGAGAGATTGGTAATGCTTCCCGCTCAGGTTGGGAAGGTAAATCTATTGCAGCCTTAAGAGCCTTTAGAGACCAAGATAATGACACATTCCGTGACAGTGAGCAAAGTAAAGTCTCACTACGCACGACCAAAGTTAAGACGAGAGCAGCCGCTGCGCAGATTAAGCAAGCATTGTTCTCAAACGGTAAATTCCCACTAGAACTCAAGGAAACTAAGGACCCATTCGGGATTTCTAAGTATGTCCATATTGATTCTCAGGGTGAAGCCGTCCCAGAACAGAAACCAGAAGCGTCCACAGAAGCTAAACCTAATCTATACCTCCCCGGTTCATTCGGGTTCGAAGGTGATGGTCAGGAACTAGCCGTGGGCGCTACATTTTCGAATATGTTCAAATCGCTACCTCCTGAAGTCCAAGATACAGTCCAATCGACTGCATTAGCCGATGGTGTAGGTAAGATGGGAGAACCAACTATTAGTCCAGCCCGTATTGCTGCTTATCGTATGAACCAACAAGTTCACGACCAGCTTGAGTCAACTATGGCGATGGATGAAGCGGAAAAGATGATTGATGAGATGTGCATTATTGGCACAGGCGTCATGAAAGGTCCGTTTAACGAATACCAAGAGATTCCCTACTGGGCGAAGAACGAAGACGGCACACGTCGTTATGAACCTAAACAAGTTCTAGTTCCAAGATTCTCTTTTGTCTCTGTATGGGACCTCTATGTGGACCCAACGGCTCACAATATGAGAGATGCAGAGTGGGTTATTGAACGTCACAAGATGACTGAAACCCAAGTCCGAGATTTAAAGCGTCGTCCTGAATTTAGTCACGATGCCATTGACAATTTAGTCCATGGTGGTCCTAACTATACCGAAGAAGTCGGTAATGATTCAGAAACAGAAGACCCGAACTTAAATACAACTGCATATCGCTCAAGTAGCTTATATGAAGTGTATGAATATTGGGGCTTTATGGCAACTGAGAAAGTCCGTGAATACGGAATGTCAGTACCAGATGACACGCAAGAATATGTCCAAGTTTGTGTATGGTTTGCAAATAACGAATTACTTCGTGTTTCACTAAACCCATTCCAACCTAATCGTATTCCATACTTCCTTACACCATACGAAAGTGACCCTTACTCGATTTACGGAGTAGGCGTTCCAGAGTCAATGAGCGACCAACAGAAACTCATTAATGGCTTCATGCGTATGGCGGTAGATAACCTAGCCTTAGCTGGCAACATGGTGTTTGACGTAGATGAATCGGCTTTAGCTCCGGGTCAGCCTATGGAAATCTCACCGGGTCAAATCTTCCGACGAATTGCAGGTTCTCCGGGTCAAGCAGTATATGGAATTAAATTCCCTAATACAGCCCCAGCAAACCTACAGATGGTTCAAGAAATGCGTCAACAAGCTGATGAAGCCACAGGTATCCCTTCGGTTGCCCATGGTCAAACAGGAGTTTCAGGCACAGGTCGTACCGCTTCAGGTATGTCAATGTTACTGAACAACGCCTCCCTAAACATCAAGTCAGTTGTACGTAATATCGATAGAAATGTCATTCGACCAATGGGTCAAAGCCTATTTGCATGGAATATGCAATATAACGGCATTGCTCACCCTGAAATCGAAGGTGATTTAGAAATCATCGCTACTGGCGCTTCAAGCCTAGAGCAGAAAGATATCGAGAACCAACGCTTACAAGTCTTCCTGTCATTATCTACCAATCCAGCCCTAGCACCTCTTATCAAACTCTCCACTGTTATTAAGAAACTAGCGTTGACGATGGATATGGAACCGGAAGAAATCCTTAACAGCCCTGAAGAAGCCCAGTTTTATGCTGCGTTAGTCGGTGCTATGAATCAAGCTCAATCCCAACAGGGAGCCCCAGAAGGCGGCTCAGCCCTCGCATCACCATCACCTACCCAACAGGGTTTCACAGGTAACGATGCGTCCTCAGGCAACCCTGAGGGAGCAAATGGAGCTATTCCCGGTGTTAACGCACCAGAACAAGGATAATAATGAATAAACAACTCTTACTGAGTTTGAGTGAAGAAGAGTTAGTGAGGGGATTAAAACCTTTGCTTTCTCACGTTCATTGGGCTTACCTCGAAGAATACCTTCGTCGTGAGCAGCACAAACAAGTTAAAGTCTTGGCTTCCCATGATTCCCATGTGGAACTCGCAAGAGCCCAAGGCAAATTTGGAGCTTACCAAGCAATTGCTAAACTCAAACAACTTATAGGTTAAGAATCAATATCCGACACTGTCTGATTTTGACACCCTTAGCTTCAACGAATCAATTTAGATACCGTACTCCTGTACGACCTAAGGATAAAAACAATGCCACAATATTTAACAGGTGAACAACGTCGTCAACAACTTCAAGCGGAGTTAGACGCGCTAGATGCAGCTCAGGACCCTTCACAGGATACCCAACAAGAGCAGCAACAACAGCAACAACCTGAACAGGTTAACTGGGAAAAACGTTATAAGGACGCCCAATCTCACTTTTCTAAGCAAGTGAACGAACTCAAGAGCAAAATCCCCAAACAAGATTTTGAGACTGAGAACGAGAAATTGCAACGTCAAGTGGCTGAACTTCATGATGACTTAGCAGCGCGTAACGTCGCTGATAGTGTTCGTGACGCTCAAGCAGCAGTTGGTCAGGTACACCCAGACTTCAACGAGGTAATTGCCTCAGAAGAATTTACCCAATGGATTAAGTTACAACCCGAAGTATTCTACAAGTCAATCTATGACGATGTACCGAATGCTCAAATGGCTATCCGTGCTCTATCTCTGTTTAAGATGGAACATAAGCCTCAACAAATTCAAGAGGACCCTCGCAGACAACAACAGCAACGTCAGCAACAACCTGACCCAGCTAGCATGAATATGCGCCAAGGTATGCGAGAAGTACCTCAACAAGATGGTCCAAAGATTTGGACTATGAAAGAAATTCAATCTTTAACACCAGCACAGTATGAACAACATGAAGCGGCAATCGACGCTGCGTTCGCTGCTGGTAATATCCGATAATTAACAGGAGCTACAAATGGCTTTAACAAACAACAACGCACAGTTCGGCGGTCAATCCGGCGCGGCTGGTAACAACTTCGCGGGTACTGACTTCGTAGATGCGGGCTTTGACGGTCCATCACGCATTGGTCAAGGTATTGACGCGGCTAACTCACAGTGGATTGCAACAATCTACTCGAAGAAAGTTCTAAACTTCTTCCGTACTGCTTCGGTAGTAGAAGGTGTAACTAACAACGATTACTACGGTGAAATTTCAGCGTACGGTGATTCAGTTATTATCATCAAAGAACCAAAAGTATCAATCGTAGACTACGGTCGTGGTGATACCTTGGATTCACAAGCACTTGACTCAGATTCATTTACTCTAGTCTTGGACCAAGCGAAAGCGTTCCAATTCCAAGTTGATGACATCGAAGTTAAATTGTCTCACGTTAACTGGCAAGCACTTGCTACTAACTCAGCTACTTACTCATTGAAAAATGATTACGATAAGTCTGTTTTAGAGTTCATGGCTCAGAACGTAGGTCAAGGTAAAATTGTTGCTTCTGCACTAGGTGAAGCTGCAACTGCTGCACAAGCTGGTCAGGTTGCATTCCAAACAATCGCTGCTACTGGTGCTAACGCATTGGTTCTTAAAGTAGGTGCTTCTGAAGCGGAAATCGCTGCTGGTACTCACCAGAACCCTCTAGATTTGCTTAACAAGCTTAACCTTAAATTGGACCTTGAAGAAGTTCCTGAGGAAGCTCGTTGGGTAGTAGTAGACCCTGAGTTCGTAGAATTATTGATGCGTCAAGATTCTAACGTGCTTAACCGTGATTTCAACGGTGGTATGAAGGACCTTAAGGCTGGTCTTGGTAAGAATGGACTTATGTCTATGTCTCCAATCCGTGGTCTTATGCTTCACAAGACTATCAACGCACCTAAGTTGGTAACAGCTACTCGTCCACAAACTGATGCTAAGCTTCAGGATGCTGGTCGTATCATCATGGCTGGTCACATCTCGGCTGTAGCGACTGCTTCTGCAATCGTTAAGACTGAAGTGATTCGTTCAACTTCAACTTTCGCTGACATCGTTCGTGGTCTTCACGTTTACGGTCGTGGCGTAGTTCGTCCAGAGTCGCTAGTTGCGGCTGCTGTAACATACAAAGAAGTTCTAGCGTAATAGCTAGGTTTCTCAAGGGACTTCGGGATTTTCCCCGAGGTCCTTTTATTTATCCAATAGGAGTTTACACGATGCCCATTATTTTCAACGGGGCAACATTACCAGCTTTAGGGGATTTCCCTATCACGGACGTAGATGAACTAGAGCTTAAATTAAATTATTCACGCTCACAACTGACAATTGTGAACCGAGGTGATGGTGATATCATCATCAAAGTCTGGACCGTTGGTGATAGCAACTGTGCCACATTTATCCTTGGACGTAACAAAATGTACGAACCTCAAGAGATGTATGCTAACCGTATTACTATCACAACCTTAACGGCTGCCACTGTAGCAATACG